GGGCTGACGCACGACCGCGACGCGGCAGGAAACCGAATGCGATACCGCAGTCTCAAGACTCTGACGCAGCCGGCGGTTGAGCCGGTCACGCTCGCGGAAGCGAAGTCGCACTGCCGGGTTGATACCAGCACCGACGATGCTCTGATCGCTGCGTACCTCCAGGCGGCTCGCGAGTATTGCGAGGCGTACTGCGACGAGACGTTCGTGCATACGCAGTACCGGATGACGCTCGACTCTTTCCCGGTGGAGATCGAACTCCCTCGTCCGCCGATGGCGAGCGTCGGCACATCGACGGCGGTCAGCGTTACCTACACGTTGGAGAACCAGAGCACCGCGACGCTTGCGACGAATCAGTACCGGGTCGATCGTGACAGCGTGCCGGGTGTGCTCCGCACGAACTACAACGGCTCCTGGCCCTCGCATCTGCTGGACTACAACGCGGTGACGGTCACATGGTGGGGCGGGCGTGGCGGCGACGGGGCGAGCGTGGATCAGCGGATCAAGAATGCGATCCTCTGGCTCGTGGGGCTCTGGTACGAGCGGCGCATGGCGGCTGACGCGGTGAGCCTGTCGGAGATTCCATTCGGCGTGAAGGCGTTGCTCGATTCGGCAAAGTGGGGGAGCTACCGATGAGCAACGTCAAGGGCCGATTCGGAATCGACGTATCGTTCAATGACTCGACCGTGGCGGGCGGCGCGAGCAGCATGAAGACTATCAACCTGACGCACGCGACCGAGTATGACTTCGGCAAGATCGCGGTCGTGACGGGCACCGTGGGCACAGCCGTGTCTACGGTGTCGATCGCCCCGACAACCTACCGCAATGCAGCGGGCGACATCGTGTCGTTCTCCAGCGTCTCGCGAGTGGCGTTTCAGGCGTCAGGCCCGACGCTCGTGGCGTGCGACGGCATCGGCGGCTGCGGCGTGAACGATTGGACGATCTATTCGCGTGCCGGTCAGGTCGCGGTGTCGGAAGCGTTGGAGACTGTCTCGTTTTCGGTCAACGTCTTTGGCACGGCGGGCACCGCGTCCTACACGCTGGTGATGTATGGCTCTTGATCCGGGGCGGCTCCGCGAGCGGGTGACGATCCAGCAGGCGACCGAGCGACGCAACTCGCTCGGTGAGACCACGCTGGAGTGGGCGACGTTCGCCGAGCGGTGGGCGAGCGTCGAAGGGCTCTCGTCTCGCGAGGTGCTGCTCTTGGGGCAGCAGCAGACCGAAGGCACGCACCGCGTGCGGCTGCGGTACGTGACGGGGCTTGTGCAGACGATGCGGCTCCTGTGGCGTGGTCGGGTGCTGGAGATCACGACGCTGCTCGAACACGCGAACCGCAGCGAGCACGAGTTGCTCTGCACGGAGAGGGTGGAGTAATGGCACTAGGACGCATTGAACTCACCGCACAACTCGAAGGTCTTGCTGAACTGCGAGACGGAATCGGCCGCATCTTCCCTCAAACGCCGGTCGGTCGTGCGGCGAGGGCTAGGGTTCTTGCGAACGCTTTGGAGAAGGCATTGCTGCCTGCCGAGTTGCGGCTTCGCGAGGTGACGCCGCTCGGGCCGACGGGCAACCTGAAGCGAGCCGTTACGTCGAAGGTTGTCGAATACGCTCAGGATGGGAACGCGGTCGGCATTCTTGGGTACGTGCGTGCTGGTCGCGAGCGTTCGGCGAGTGCTGCTGGCGGAAAGGTTCGTGCTGGCCCCGACCGAGCGTTTCATCAGTATTGGCTTGAGGAAGGGACGAAAGAGCGGACGGTCACAACGCCAGCCGATAAGCCGTACACGCGAAAGTCGCACAAGCGAACCATGAAGTCTGGCAAGGTGACGCAAGTGCAATCGCACGCAGTCGCCCGGCAGGGCGGATACATCGCGTCGAGCTTCAACAGTCTCGGGGGCTTCGACGGGTTCATCCCCACTCCGAGACCCGCGAGAGGGTCAGGGACGCCGCATCGCGTTCAGACAAAGCCGGGCTACCCCAATGCGTTCTTTCGGAAGAGCAAAAATCCGATCACGATCCCTGCGATGCCGGTCGGCGGCTCAACCGGCCGCCCGCCGCTAACAACGGCGTGGAACCAGACCCGCCAAACGGTGGCGGAAATCCTCACTCGCGAACTGCGGATCTCACTAGAGCAAGCCCTGAGTGCGATCACCACGACAGGCGGCAATCTTTCATGAGCGTCAAATCCCCCGAACGCCTCATCGGCGATGCCCTGGTCGCCGCCCCCGCCGTCGCGGAGATCGTGGGCGACCGGGTGTACCCCGTCATCGCCCCCGCCTCGGCGGCGATCCCGTTCGTCACTTGGCGGCGGCAGGCGGTGCAGCGGGAAGCCACCCTCGCCGGCCCGTCTGGGATCGCGACCGTGACGCTGGCCGTGGATATGTACGCGACCACGTATGAGGGAGTAAGGGAACTCGCTGACCGCTGCCGCCAAACACTGGATGGTTTCAACGGGGCGTTGGGAAACTGGATTTCAGTCAGGAACGTGTCGCTGCTCAGTGAGAGCGACGGGTTCGTGCAGTTGGCCGGCGGCGAGTTGCCCGCCGTCTACAGCGTGACGCAGACCTACACCATTCTCTGGCAGGAGATCTAGAACCGTGTCATTCTCGACCCCGCACGATGGTTCCGGCACAATCCTTCGCTTCGGTGCCAACAACTACACGGCGACGAACATCGTCATCAGCAACACCAATCCTGCCGCCGGTGCAGATGCACGGATTGATGTGGCGCACTTGGCACAGTCTGCGGGCGAACTCGCTGCGACGCTTGATCGTCCGCTCGTGATCCCTGCCGAGGACGGCGGGTCGGGCCGGCAGATCACGTTCGACTACCTGGGCAAGACGATCTTCCTCGACGGCTCGACCGCGACGGTCTACATCGCGATCGGCGGCACCGCTCTGATCGGATCGACTGCTGCCGCTGGCACGGCGTTCTATGCGACGGTGGCTAGTTCGACGCTGACGCTCGCGACCAATGACGCGGTGCGAGGGCAGGCGGTACTGACGCTGGTTCGCACTAGCTCGCTGACCTGACCATGACGGAGGGCCGTCATGGCGATTCCCTGCCAAGGGTTCACGATTACTTGGGGCGGTCAGTCGCTCCAAGAGGTGCAGGCGTTTGACTTGGATGCCGCTCGCGGGCTGCCGCTCGGTCGCACGACCACATGGACGCCGAGCCTGGGCACGCTGCGGATCGCCGCGTTCTCCACGGCTCACCTGCCCGAGAGCGAGTACGGCCGGCGAAAGCGGCTGACGTTCGCGGGTCGCACCGCGTCGGCTGGAACGCTCGTGACGTTCTTTGATCGCGACTGCATCTACGAAGACGCACGCATCGAAGCAGTCGCGAATGAGGTCGTGAGGTTTGCGTACACGTTTAGGGTAATGGATACGGTCGGAGCTCCGACTAATCCATAGGAGATCGTGACAGATGGCACTGACGGCAGAGCAGATTCTCGCGGCGGATGACATGGGGCTGAAGCGGGTTCCTGTGCCCGAGTGGGGCGGCGACGTGTTCATCCGCGTGATGAGCGTGGGCGAGCGTGACTCGTATGAGCGGCGGTGGATCGGCAAGAAGGAAACCGGCATCGAGAACTTCCGCACGCAGTACCTCGCGGGCGTGTTGTGCGACGAGACCGGAAAGCTCTTGTTCACCCGCGACCAGATCGACAAGCTCGCGAGCAAGAGCGGTGCGGTGATGGGCCGGCTGTTCGATGAGGCGATGAAGCACAACCGCATGACAGAGGAGGATGTGCAAGAACTGGGAAAAGGCTGAACGCGAGCCCGACTCGCCGTTATATGTTCGCGGTCGCTCGCGATCTCGGCATGACGGTCAGCGAGTTGAGCACGCGAATGGATTCGGCCGAGCTCTCTGAATGGATCGCCTACAACCGCTACTTCTCGGCGTTGCCGGATTCGTGGCGGGAGACGGCACTGATCGTCACGGCTCTCCTGGCTCCGCACATCGGAAAGAATCAGAAACGACCGAAGCCCGAGGATTTCATTCCGATAGAGAAGCCGCCGCAGCACGAGTCGCAGGACATGGCGGCGTTGTTGGAGTTGCGGCGGCAGTTTGGTCTAGGCGATCTCGAAGATGGCTAACGTCCTCTCATTAGCGTTGCGGGTCACGGCTGACGCCAGCGGGCTGCGGCTCGATCCAGTGCAGCGTGCGCTTGTGGGGCTGGGCGATCAAGCCGAGAAGTTGACGAGTCAGTTCGCCAAGTTTTCCGGCGGGAGCGAAGCGGCGGCGGCGGCTCAGGCCCGCTTTGAGCAGCAGTCGCAGGATCTTATCAACACCCTTCGCGACGGCGGGCCTGGGGCTGCGACGCAGTTCGCCGCTGCCTTCGAGCGGCTAACCGAAGCCGCGAACAAAGAGGCTGCCGCGTTCCAGCGAGCGCAGCAAATCACCGAAGCCAATCTCACAACGCTGGAGCGGTTCGACCGTGCTCAGGCGGAACTGACTGAGCAACTGAACGCCGGGCGGATCTCGCTGGAGACCTACAACCGGGCGACCGAATCCGCCGCCAAGGGGCTCACTGATGCCGAGCGTGCGGCTCGCGGGCTGGCTGTGCAGACCGATGCGATCGACGCGGCGGCTTCTGGCACGACGCTCCAGTTCAACGAGCTCTCTGGGGTGTTCTCAGTGCTGCCCGGCCCGCTGGGCAACATCGCGGGGCGGATCTCGGGCATCGCGAGTGCGAGCGAAGGGCTGTCGCGGATCTTCGCAGGCGGATTGACGGCGGGCTTCCAGGGGCTTGTGTCTTCAGTCACGGCCCTCATCAACCCGTTCACACTCGCCCTCGCGGGCATCACGGCATTCGCGGCCGGTGCGACAGCGGTGGTGCGTGGACTCGTGGCCCTGGAGGATCGCGTAGAGCGTCTCAGTCGCTTGGCGACGCAGTTGGGCGTGTCGTTTGAGTTCGTGCAAGTGCTGGAGGAAGCGGGCCGCAGGGCAGACGTTTCGATTGAGCAGTTGAGCGGCTCGTTCGCTCGGCTTCAGAACACGCTTGCAGGGGCAGACGAAGAGAGCAAGAAGGCGAGTTCGGCGTTGCAGCGGCTCGGCGTCTCGGTGCAGGACTTCGGGGCACTCTCGGAGCAGCAGCGGATTGACTTGATCGGCGAGCGGCTGGCTGCAATCGAAGACCCTGCTCAGCGGTCGGCTGCGGCGATCGCCTTGTTCGGACGCAGCGGCGTTCAGTTGTTGCCGTTCTTCAATGAACTCGGGCTTGCTGCGGCAGACATGGAGCGGTTCGGCCGTGCCGTGTCCGATCTGGATCGCGAACGGCTCTCCGAGTTTGGCGGCAGCATTGACGCTCTAAAACTTTCGACCGAAGGGCTCGGCACCTCGTTGCTGCTCCCGTTCGTTGGGCTAGGTGACGGCATCGCTCGCGGGCTGGCCGAAGTCACGGCGGGCATCACGGCGATCGTTGATCCGATCGGTCGCATCCTTGAGCCGCTGCTAACGCAGATCGGTCGCGTCGTTGAACTGATCGGCGTCGGGATCGGCAACCTTGGCCGCACGATTGGTGCCGTGTTCGAGCCGTTCGCCGTGATCGTGCAAGAAGTTTCGCAAGCACTGGAGCCCTTATACGAGGGCATATTCAACTTCCTGCAAGGCATTAGCAATGCAGCCGTATCGGTGACTGAATGGGTCGTGTCCTTCACTCCCATCGGGGCTATCGCTGCAAACGTCGGAGCCCTAGGCGAAACGATCTCCCGCGTTGTGACGATCATCACGACAGCATTCCAGAGAGCCGGCGAGTTCGTCGGCGGGCTTGTCTCGCGATTCTCTGAACTTGTCGCACAGTCGCCGTTTCTTCAGACGCTGGGCGACATCATCAGTTCGACATTTGGCGCAGTAGCGTCGGTCTTCTCGACTATCGCGAACGCTATCGGCGGCGTTGTCGGTCGCCTCCTTACGATTGCCGAGAACTTTCTAGGCATCGAGCGGTCAGCCGAAAGTGCGGGCGAATCAGCCAGCAAGGTGTCTGACGGCATCGACAAGGCTTCAGCCAGCACTGCCGATCTGGTCGCCCAACAAGAGCGAGCAGCCCAAGCGGCAGAGAAGCAGTCCGCTGAAGTCCAGAAAATCGTTGATGCCAGCTTGGAGCAGGCCCGCATCGACAATGAGTTCGGCGGCGACTCGGCTCGTTTCAGGGCGGCGGAAAACTTGCTGGCGGTGCAGGGGGAAATCGCTCGCGTCGAAGAGCAGCTACGGGCGGCTCGCGAGACGGGAGACCAAGCCGCGATCGATGCACTCGCGTCGCGGCTGGCAATCCTCGATCAAGTCGCTGCTCGGGAAGATGACATCGCAAGCGGTGCGAAGAGGCAACGAGAAGAGGCAGAGAGGGCCGCACAGCAGGCCGCAGAGCAGGCGGAACGTGAAGCAGAAAGGGCATCCCAGCAAGCCCAACGACAAGCCGAGCAAGCAGCGGCACAAGCCGAGCGAGCCGCTGAGCAAGCTCGCCGAGAGGCTGAACGCGAAGCAGAAAGAGTAGCCCGTGAAGCGGAGAAGGCAGCGGAGCAGCGGCGGCGAGCAGAGGAGCAAATCACTCAGAAAGTCGAGGCCGCTCGATCACAGCTTCTGGATCGCCAGTTCGAGATCGAACTCGCCCGCGCCGAAGAACTTGCCACCGTTCGCACCGGCTCCGTCGAGATTAACGACATCCGCTCGGGCGGCATCTCAGCGTTTTTCGACACGCTCAAGGAAGACCCGGCGATTGCGGAGGCGAAGAAGCAGACCGCCGAGCTGGAGAAGATGCGGCGAGAGCTCGCCAAGCTGAACGCCGAGAAGGTTGACATCCTCGCGGGGACGGGCTGATGAGCGTTCACTCTTGGAACGAACTGCCGCGTACCGCGACGCATCTGATCGGGGCGTCGCCCGAGTATGAGCGGCGTTTCATCGCGACGCTCAACACCCCCGACACGCCGGCTGCCCTGGTGGTCAGCACCATCGGCGTGGAGCATTTTACGCCGCACCCCGAAGAGTCTTTCGCCCGGTGCTACGAACTCGAATACAACGAAGCATACGAGGGCAATCGGTATCACTCCGAACTGATCGCCCGCTACAAGATCCCCGAGGCTGACGAGCAAAGTGCGAATCTCTTGCCGTGGCTGCGGCCCGACGTGTGGAAGTTCCAGACACAAGGCGTCGCGGTGCCCGCCCTCTACTACTACGACGGCTCAACGCAGAAGCCGCTCACAAACTCAGCCGGCGATTACTTCGAGGGTCTGACCGTCGATGAAGCCCAGCAGAAGGTCACGATCCAGAGCAACCGGCAAAACTTCCCCTCGGCTCTCGCGGCGGCGGTTACGAACTGCGTGAACGACGGCAGCTATCTCGGGTTCCCAACGGACGGCGTGAAGGTGCAGGGCATCAGCGGCGAGCAAGCCGTTGAGCAGTTGAACGGGCAAGAGGTTCGCTACTGGAAGATCACGAGCGAACTGCTCTGCCGTCAGAGCGGGTGGAGCCTGCTCCTGCCCGATGTCGGCTTCAACTACATCGACGGCAGCGTAAAGAGGCGAGCCGACGTTCAAGGCCCGGACGGCGAGCAAGTCGCATCCGCGAATCCGATCGCCCTCAACGGCAGCGGCGGCAAGCAAACCGGCGGCAATCTGCCTGCGATCCTCACTCGCCGCGTCTACAAAAGAATCTCAATGTCCCAATACTTCGGCGCGCCGCCGTCTTAGGAGCAACCATGCCCGACATTTCCTACAGCGTGAATGTGAACGTCAACGCCGGGGCGTTGAATCAGAACCTCAACGCGTCCAACATCACGAGTGACTTTGCCACGACGGGCTTGCTTGCTCTCACGCTCAACGTCGGCACGAGCACACAGGCGATCACCACGGCATCGGCGTCGAACCTGGGGCTGTGCTTCGCCCGGTCACTCGCGACCAGCGGCACGCATACCGTGTCCTTCGGCCGGCTCAGCGGCACGACGCTCTTCGAGACGGTGCGGCTGAAGCCGGGCGATGCTGCCGTGCTGCGGCTGGCGGCGGGCAACTACGCGGCGAAGGCTGACTCTCCGAACTCGCGGCTGCTCCTCCAGATCCTGGAGGAGTAGTGAGTACCGCCCGCGTCGATTTCACTCGCGGTGCCGCCGAGCGGATCGCCGCCGTCGTGCGCCGCGTCGAACAAGGCGACCGGGACGGGGCTCCGCTGACGTTCGGCAAGGTCGATCCGCCTGCCGGCAAAGTGTTTCGCATGTGTGCGTTCACTGGGGCATGGGCGATTGACACGCCGAAGACAGTGACGTTCAGAAACGTGACCACCACGCCAAACACCGTGATTGCATACAACCTGTTTGCTGCGATCACTACGTCGGGCACTGCGTCCTCAACGCCGTGTGCGATCGCGAAGGACGGCTCAGCGTGGTATCTCATCGCTGCCCGCTGCTCATGATCGAGTTTCTCGCCGCTGTTGAGCCCGCGTCGCTGCCGCTTCTGGCGGTGCTGGCGTTCGCGGTTTCGATGTACCCGATGGGGCTGATGCTCGGCTCACCATGCA